TCAGCGATTGTCCGCCTGCGGGCGCACGGCTTTCAGCCCGGCCATGGATATCCGGTAGGGCCTGCCCTGGCGGGAGTGGACCAGGCCCTTGTTCTTCAGCCTGGAGAACACCGCCAGGGTGCAGTCGAGCAGCAGGTGGCCGTCGCGGTTGTAGCACTCGACGCGGGTGATCTTGCCCGAAGCGTCGCGAAGGAAGGCGATATGGCCGCCCTGGGCCAAGGCGTGAAGCGTCCGTTGTTCCGGCTTGGAAACGTTCATGTCGGTAGAACCTGTAATCATCGGTGTGACAACGCGGCCGCACGGCGCGAAAAGGCGCGTGCGAGCCATGGCGAAGGCAGATAACCGGCGACACCTCGTGCGGGATGACGAAGTGGCGGTTATCGGATGATTACTATCTCCAACATACAAGCCTCGGATCGGGGAGGGCGCAGCCACGAAAGCGTGCTGCGATGCGGCAGTCTAACGAAGCTGGCGAAGCGACGGCAAGGAACTGCCTGCGTCGCCATGCCGCTGTGCGACGCTTGCGCCTTTGTGAGGGAGTTCGCCTCGCCCCGCGGCGGTCCGCGCTTTCATTATCGGGGGAGGCGGGAGGTATCCATGTTTCGCACGGCGCTGATGCTGTTCATGTCTTCGTTGGCAATTCCTGCCCTCGCCTCGATGAGATGCGGCACGCATCTGGTGGACGAGGGCGACAGCGTCGAGCAAGTCCTGGAAAGGTGCGGGCAACCGCTGAGCAGGATCGTCAACGAGGCTGCCCTGCGCAACAACGGCGTGCCCAAGTTGAATGCCGCACGCACCGAATTCTGGGTGTATGGCCCCAGTGGAGGCGTCTACCGACACTTGCGCTTCATCGATGGCAAGCTGGTCGAGATTCGGCTCGAGCGGAAGTGATACGAGGCTGTTGAGGAGTTATTCCTACAGATAATTACTAATTTGCTGCGGGACACCGTGAAAGAGCGCTGAGAGAGAAGACGAGCCGGGTGCGGGCCTAGGTGGATGCGTCTTCCGTCGTGTAGGAATTGCCCGATATCGGGCGGCGGGGCGGAAGGTTGCGGGCCACCCTGATCGCATACCTGAAAAGTTGGCGGCGTAATCTCCGCGATTTTCAGGCGAGGACGCGTCGTGTTGAAGTTATTGGTCGTGGTTGCTTCCCTGTTCATCGGCGGAGGCATGGCCATGGGAGAGCCCGGGGGGGCGGATGGGTTTTCCGCTGTCGCAGCGGTCGATCCGGGAGCGAACCCCGAAGTGCAACTGGACGGAGAGCCTCAGGAGGTCAGCGAAGCGCCGGCCTATCGTGTGGATGACCTCACCTTCCTGTACCTCACCCATGAGGTCTATCTGGAACCCTACGTTTCCTGCCGTCCGAAAGTCCTGGGCGAACGTTCGTACGTCGCCTGCTGGAACGAAACCTATTCCGGCCGCTCCCCGCTGAACTTCTGGGAATACGACGGGGGTGACTTCCTCGCCCTCAACGACCCGGCACGTGTGTTGGCCGAGGGGAAGTTCGCGAGCGAGCAGCACATCGGCGAAGCGCCCCTGCCGCTGCCCCTGGATATCGATCTGGACCAGTTGGAACGGGCCTACTCGCTGATGATGTAAGGGAGAGGAACCTTCCGGCTGCGCCTCCACCGAAATCCATGGGCCGCTTCCGATCTTTCCCGGGCTTTACGCGGGGAAAGCCTGAAAACAGAAAGCCCCTGGCACTGGTTGGTGTCAGGGGCTTTTGCATTGGGATCTGGAGCGGGCGAAGGGAATCGAACCCTCTAAAACAGTGCTTTGAGGCGTTTCTATGCGTTTCTATACCGCTGCTTCCGTTGTCTCGATGTTTCACTTCGTGGCTTTCCATGCTATTAATTTCGACAGTTTTTCGACAGTTACCAATGTGCGGGTCATACGGGATTTTGAGCGGGCTCAGGTGTGATCGCTTCTGTATCTTCTGGCAGCGCTACTTGTACATTAATACTAGGCTTTTTGAATTTAAATAAGAGTTCGGGGAGTAGTTCAATTGTTGAAGAATTGATGCTTGATAGATTGATCTGGAGTTGGGGTGGCAAATCTCGGAACTGGTGGAAAATAAAATTCCTTACTGGGTAAAAGAAGTCCTCAAGGTTCGTCCCTGTCTTCTTGCCGACTCCATTTAAGAAGGTGTCGCATTGTGTTTTTAAATCTGCCAGGGAACTTGGGCATCTGCAGTATTGGTTTATTAATAATTTTATTCTCTCTTTTTCAGAGCTTAATGTTTGCATTTCTCTTAGGATGTCTTTAGTTGCGGAAGGGTCTTTTTTTGAAGCAAATAACTTGTCGATAACAGTCTCTTGTTCATGTCTTAATATGTTCTCTAGAAGAAGTTCGAAAATTTGGTAGATATAAAAAAAAGCAAATGCTGGGGTTGTTTCGTATGGGAATACTTCGCCCATAATTGAGGAGATGACTTGATAGTTTTCGATGTCGCTGGAGATGTTTAATAGTTTTACTTTGTTTTCTTCTGGGCGCTTTGCCTCGAAGGTAGCAGTGTCTGGGTTTTTTGATGTAAGAGGGAAAAATCCATATTTCATGAGCGAAGGAATGGTTCTTCCCAGTTCTAGGCTTTTACCGCCTAGTGTTTCTTTGCTAATAACAAGTAATACAGTGTCTGGATGGAGGAAATTGGAAAGTTTTAAACGTTCTACCCCGCTGATGTCCGGTTTTATTGTATATTTTTCAAGAAAGGATGATTTGAGGGTTAGCTCTATCGCCTTGTACGCATACCGCTGAAAATGGGGGTTTTCAGCAAAGGAATGTAGAGATGACTCTAGCGCATTGACCGGGATTATCCAGCCTATACGTTTTTCGTCAGTTTCTGTTTTTAGTAAAGCTGAGAAAATATCATTCTCTCTCACTTCTTTTTTGAGAAGGAAGTGAATTTCAAAGTCCTTATCCTTGAACTCGTCATTGAGGTTAAAAGGGGTTTCAATCTGAAAGCTGAGCTTCTGGTCTTCTTCACTGCAAACAGTATGGTGGTTGTCTGTATAGCCAGCATAAATTAGAGATATACTGTTCTCGTGAAGTGTGCATTCCAAAGCCATAAGGCACCTTACATATTTTGTGCTTGATATTTTCTTAGAGCTGTTTTTGCAGCTTTTGTAAGGTTCTTGTAGCTTTCCGATTCTCGGTTGAATAAATCTCTGAAGAGGAAGGTGAAATACGTCCGTTGTGCATTACCAATTTTACTGGCATTGTTCTTCAGCCAGTCTAAGGAGTTGTTCGCCTCTTCTAGAAATTCTTCCGCATCGTCAATCTCAAGTGTGTCAATTATTCTTACTATTTCATCGACACTTCTTACCGATTCAAAATCAATTAGTTTACCAATTGCTGCTCCCAAACCTGACATTGCTTGTGGTTTTTTAAAAAGCTGTACAGGTTTTTTTGCAAATGGTGAATTGTTTTTTTCAAGATATTCCTCGGAGAGTTCACAATCGCCGCATATTTCATCAAGCTTGGTGACAAGATGGTGTAGGGCTTCTAGATATTTCTCGAATAGTTCTGTTCCTTGGTTTTCTTTTGAAAGCTTTTCTAAGCTGTTGATGTTTTCAAGGATGTCTGCCTTCTCGATCGGAAGCTCGTCCCTGTCTAAATAGGCATTGAAACCTTCTACTACATCTTTGAAATTGTACTGATTGATCCTTGAGGCAACTTTGTTTTCAGTTTCTCGAAGAAGTTCTACTCCGTCTACGCCTGTGTCGATGTAGTCAAGATAAAGAATCTCGATCTGCTGACGTAGAGACATTGGGGTTTGTCCAGTATTTAGGGTCAGCATGCGGTAGAGAATTCCGAGCCTATTCAGGCCTACATACAGCTCTACCCGGATCTTAGATCGGCGGACGCTTTCTATAGCATCTATGTCGTTCTTTTCTTGTAGTTCAGAGAGCAGGTCAAGAATAGTGTATGTGCGCTGTAAGCCATCCAGAATCACTAGGTTTGCTGCGTTTTCATTTACCTCACTTAGAAAACGTGCTTCGTCATCCGGTGTGTTCTCGTCATAGTCTCGAATTGCGCTAGTCAGGGCTAAAACTACTGGTGGAATAACGCATTGGCGTGTAAGGTCGTGTTTCAATAGCGAATAAACAGTCTTGGATGAACGCACTCTTTTTCGCTGGAAGATGTTGTTTTCTAAGACTCCGCTAATAATTCCGACATATTCGCCGATCTCCATTTCTATTAGTGTGTTGGTGGCATTAATTCTTAGATCCCTAAGGTGTGATGCTACTTTCATGTTAATCCTTTGGTGTTAAGTTGATTATTTTTGACGATTTGAAGCTCGTTCTATGACTGGCTGTTTCGGGCGTACCACTGCAGAGCTACTTGTTGAGTGATTGCTATCCCGCGTTTTGATTGGGCAAGTTTCGATTGGCTTCGTCATAATCGGGGCTAGTTTGGCCGACTTCTGGGGCGATGGAACCGCTAGCAAGCCATAACGCGTAATTAGGGAAAATTTTTACTAAGACGTCGATTTCTTCCGTGCTCACGCGAATCGCGCCTTTGCTGACGCTTTTCCATCTCTCGTAATCGCCCCCGTGAAGGCTGACCTTTTTGGGGCCGATTTTCTTGATTAATAGTCTTGCTCTATCGGCTGACGTGCTCATATAGAAATTTATTCCGGGGAAATAGTTGCCCTGTCGTGGCTTTAGGGAAATAATTCCTCCAGGGTAATTATTTCTCTAGCTGCGTATGGCTAATGCCACGAATAGTGACGGAATGAGCATGGAACTGGAAGAGCTTAACCCCGGCGCCCTGATAGGGCCGCAACAGGATGTGGAATCCATCGAACGGTGGGCGGAGCGCAACGGCATCAGCTACGGCACCGCTCGCGCCTGGGTTTACCGGGGTGTGCTGCCGTCCGTGAAGCTGGGAAAGCTGCGCATGGTGAATAGCGCGTTGTTGCGTACCTGGCTGTTGGAACAGGAATGGAGTGCCTGATATGCGCTACCTCGTAGAGATTTGCACCTTCCACGGCCCGACTCGGCAACGCCGCTGGCATCGCGTCCATCAGGGCATTTCCCGCGTGGAATGCCAGCGCTGGGTCGAAGAGTCGGTGGCTGTCTTCCCGACTGAAGAAGAAGCTCGCCGCTCCTTCGGCCTGACTCGCGAACGCGCTCGGCAGGTGTACCGCATCCGTGGGGTGAGGGCATGAACCATGGCCGCCAGTCCCTACTACCTGCGCCAAACCCACGCTCCGGACTGCGCCTGCTCTGTGTGCTGGTCCGCAAGGCAGGCCATCCCATTGCACAGCCCGTCGCCGTGTCCGGACTGCCGGCCCCCTGGGCAGCCCTATCTGGAAGGTGGCCGCTGGTTCTGCCGTCCCCGTTCCTTCTGCGCGAAACACGATCCGTCCCGGCGTCCGCCGAAGTACTGGCACGTTGTGTACGACAGCGGGAAACCTACGCCCTTCGTGCCCGTGCGCGAAGCATTCCAACTGGAGGGCTGACCCATGCTCGCTGACATCCTGAAAGCGCTGCTCCTGCTCTGCCTGATCCAAGCCGCCCGCACCGTGGCCGATCCGGTCAAGGGCCGCGCTCCCGGCTCGTCGGAACAGCTTCACCGTTCCGGCGAACGGAAGCACGGGCGGAGCGCACCCTTGAACGCCTTCCCCCTGAAACAGCCTCCGCTGGGGAGTGTGGGGCAGCTTCTCCGCCCCGCGCTCCCGAGCCCTCGGCGGCAAGAGCGGGATGACAAGGGCAGAGCCCTTGGTGTTAACAGACTTGAAAGTTATTCATTTCGGCGAAAATCGAAATGCTCGTTACTGCACTTTGTTGCTCAATAAGTTCAGTAGCTTGATATTTCCTCAGAAACGATTTTAGGCGCTTTATCTGTGTTGATATAGCTCCACTAGAACTCGCTGAAACTCGGTAAAAAAGGCTCTTCTTTTTCTAAGCAATCACTTCCGCTGAATCACCGGCACATGAGCCGAATTGCAGCAGCGGGCTAACTCACGCCGAAAAAGGCGAATTGAAGGAGAAACACCGATGAACATGTTTGCAACCCAAGGCGGCGTCGTCGAACTGTGGGTCACCAAGACCGACACCTACACCTCGACCAAGACCGGGGAAATCTACGCCTCGGTCCAGTCCATCGCCCCGATCCCGGAAGGCGCCCGTGGCAACGCCAAGGGCTTCGAGATCAGCGAATACAACATCGAGCCGACCCTGCTGGACGCCATCGTCTTCGAAGGCCAGCCGGTGCTCTGCAAGTTCGCCAGCGTGGTCCGCCCGACCCAAGACCGTTTCGGCCGGATCACCAATACCCAGGTCCTCGTGGATCTGCTGGCCGTGGGCGGCAAGCCGATGGCGCCGACCGCCCAAGCCCCGGCCCGCCCGCAAGCACAGGCCCAAGCCCCGCGCCCGGCCCAGCAGCCGCAGGGCCAGGACAAACAAGACAAGTCCCCGGACGCCAAGGCGTAAGCCGTAGGAGGCCGCGATGCTCCGCTATCTCTCGCTGTTCGCGGTAGGTCTGGCCACCGGCTACGCCTGGGGCTGGATCGACGGCCTAGCGGCCTCCCTGGCTGTTTGAGGACTGATCGCTATGTCAGGCGTTGTCGCTGTGCAGGTGTGTACCGCGTGGACCTCGACCCCCGAGGGCTTCACGGCGTGTCGCGAACTCGCATGGCAACAGGCCTACCTGATTCCGCCCGAGGCCGCTGGATACGTGGACATCCTGGTCAACGGTGGTTTCTCCCCGGAAGCCTTTGGCATCGGTGCCGCAGGCGTCCTGGGATCGTTCGTGACGGGGCTTTTGATTGGCTGGGTCGCGTCACTTCTTCGTAAAGCCAAGTAGAGAGGAAACACCATGAAAGCAATGAAGCAACGCATCGCCAAGTTCAGCCCGGTCGCCTCGTTCCGCAACCTGTGCATCGCCGGCTCCGTCACTGCCGCGACTTCGCTGCCGGCCTTCGCCGGGGTGATCGACACCAGCGCGGTCGAGGCCGCGATCACCGAGGGCAAGGGCGATATGTCCAGCATCGGCGGCTACATCGTCGGCGCCCTGGTGATTCTGGCCGTCGCCGGCCTGGTCTACAGCATGTTGCGCAAGGCGTAACGGGTGCTCTGGTCGGTGTGGTTGGGGGCGTTCTTCGCCGGCGCCTTCATCACCGGGTACCGGACCGGCGAATTCTTCTAACCGAACAGACCGAGGCGGAAGCCCCCTCCGGAGTTTCCGGCAGGGGGCTTTTTGTTGCTTGAGGGACCTGTGATGAGGATTAAACGAACGCTGCTGGTTCTGCTGACGTTGTTCATGAGCGTTTGCGCCAGTGCTGAGGACTATTACTGGCCGCGTGGTACTCAGAAATATGGAAGCTATATGGAAGTGGTCGAGGAGGCGCGAAAAGCGGCGATTGCCAACAATCCTGGCTATTCGCGTGTCGAGGCTGTGCGCGTTATCTACCCTGCCAATGGCAGGCAGGATATGGCGACCTATGGACTCGAGTTCTACTGCCTTAGCCAGGGCGTGGAAAGGATGTGTAGCACGTCCTATAACAATCCGGTGTATAGGAAAGGAGAGGGTTGTACCGCGCCCAAGATTCCGGACGAAACAACCGGGACGTGTAAAGAACCCCCACGCCACCAGAAGACTGCATCAAAGGGCTGACCGATCTGTTCAGTTCGCCACCGTCGAATATCTTCGTGTCGGGCGGCAGAAACTTCGTGAATAGCTCGCCGCCCACTGGCTGCAAGAATGGTTGCCAGTACCTGCCGACCACCTCGAAGACCACCAGTTGCTATCGCTATCCCGGCAGCGACAACCAAGGCTTCTGCAACTACGTGTTGATGACGGACGGTAGTGCCTGCGCCGCTGACTCCGGCAATCCCGGCATGACCGGTCCCTCGTTGAACGACACCCCGCCGACCAATCCCGACGAACCGCCGTCCGACCCGAATGACCCTGGCTGTCCTCCCGGCTATAGCTGGTCCGGGACGACTTGCGTCAAGACGCCCACGGATCCGACTGAGCCGGGGGGCGATGGCGGTGATGGTGGTGATGGCGGTAACACCGGTGGCGGCGATGGCGGGGGCGACAACGGCGGCGGCAATGACAACGGGGGTGGCGACGGCGGCACCGGTGGCTCCGATGGGAGCGGCGGCAATGGGGAGGGCGGCGGCGATGGAAGCGGGGGAGGCGACGGCAGCGGCGGCGGAACCGGTGGCGGCGATGGCGGCGATGGCGGCAACTGCGACCCGGCGAAACAGGACTGCTCCCCCGGTCCTGCCGGCCCCGGCGGCGAACTCAAGGAACCCAAGCCCGGCACCTGGGATGACGCCATCGCCACCTGGGAACAGAAGGTCGAGCAGGCCAAGAAAGAACTCAAGGACAAGGTCCGGGCCAACGTCGATCAGATGAAGGGCGCGTTCGACCTAAATCTGGCGGAAGGCGGCGGCCAGCTTCCCTGCGAGTCCATGACCATTTGGGGCCGATCCTACTCCCTCTGCGTCGCCGACTACGCCGACCAGCTCTCCAACCTGCGTGTGGCGCTGCTGCTGATGGCCGCGCTGATCGCCGCTTTCATACTGCTGAGGGACTGACCCTATGGAATGGCTCTCCGGTTTTCTCGATCAGATCATCGCCTTCTTCCAGTGGATCTGGGATTTCTTCGCCCAAGGCATCTATGACTTCGTGCGCGACGGCCTGGTGGTTGCCACCAAGGCGTCGATGTACGCCGCGCTCCAGACCCTGATCCTGCTGATCGATGTCAGCTACACCGCCGCCCGCGAACTGATCGACAGCCTCGGCGTGCCGCAGATGATCCGCAGCATGTACGCCGCGCTGCCGGGGCCGATTGCGGCGGGTCTGGCCTTCTTCGGCGTGCCGCAGGCGCTGAACATCATCATGGTCGCGGCGGCGACGCGCTTCTGCATGCGCTTCGTGCCGTTCATTGGGAGGTGATCCGTGTCGATCAAGATCCACCACGGCCCCAATGGCTCCTACAAGACCTCCGGCGCGATTCAGGATGACGCCGTGCCCGCGCTGAAAGACGGGCGGGTGATCATCACCAACGTGCGCGGCTTCACCCTGGAGAGGGCCTATCAGGTCTTCCCGGACCTGCCCAACACGGCGGAAATCATCAACCTCGATCTGGAGTCGCTGGAAGACCTCGAAAAGATGCGCACGTGGTTTCAGTGGGCGCCCCGCGGGGCCTTCCTGATCTTCGACGAAACCCAACTGCTGTTTCCCAAGTCCTGGCGGGAAAAAGACCTCGAGCGCTTCGACTACCCCGGTGGACCGGAAGCGGCCCACGCGGCCGACCGCCCCATGGGCTGGCTCGACGCCTGGACCCGGCACCGGCATTTCAACTGGGACATTGTCCTCACCACGCCGAACATCTCCTACATCCGCGACGACATCCGCATGACCTGCGAGATGGCCTACAAGCATTCCAACCTCGCGGTGATCGGCATTCCCGGCCGCTACAAGGAGGCCCAGCATGACGCCCAGCTCAACCGTCCGCCCGCCGATGGCACCATCATCGAATACAAGCGGATCCGAAAGCAGACCTTCGCCCTCTACCAGTCCACGGCCACCGGCAAGACCCAAGACACCAAGGCGGGCAAGAGCCTCTTCCGGTCGCCTAAGCTGGTTCTTCTACTGGCATTGCTGGCCGGCACTATTGGCTTTGTTAGCTATATGGGGCCAATGCGGGTTATTGGTGCTAAGCCTGATCCGGCGGCTTCCGCGCCTACTCCTAAGCCTCTTCCGACCGCTACTGCGCCTGCTGCTGTGGCTGCTCCAGCGCGTCCTGCTGCGAATAGCTTTCTTCCTCCTGGGCTTGTACCTGATGGGCCTGCTGCTGCGCCTGTTGATCTGAACGCCCATCCCTTCGCCGATCGGCGGATTTCGATCCTCGCCCACGCCTACATGCCGTCGAAGGGCGATATCTACATGTTCGCCCTGGATGACCCTGCCGGCCGGCACCTGGAACTCACCAGTTGGCAGCTCGTGGGATCCGGCTACGCGATCAAGCCACGCGGCGAGTGCGTGGCCGAACTGCTCTACGGGGAATGGGAGGGGACCGTCACCTGTGCCGGCTCTTCGGTCCGGCCGGTGGCGGTCGCTGGCGTGCCGCCGTTGCTCAACCCGCCGCCATCGGCAGCGGGCGCCCGTGAGCCTGACAAGGTGCCGCTGACCATCGTCCCCGATTCCGAATACGCCTCGCGGCCCTGGAGGCAGAAATGATCGATTGGGAATTCCTCGTTCCGGTGGCTATGGGCTGGGCGCTGCATCACTGGTGGTCGGTGATGACGGCGCTAGCGGCGGTAGGGGTGCCGCCATGAGGGGCGGGCCGCGCCGCCGGCCGGGAGCGCAAGGCATGAGCGATAGGCCGAAGGCGCGGCCGACGCCCCTGTAACACGTCGGATAACCCACTGAGCACAGTTTCGTTTCGTACCTATTTGGAGTGTTTCCAATGACCAAGCCAAAGCATCAAGTTCGCGTCACCCTCAAACCAGGTGGCGAAATTTACGAGTCGCCCGAAGGGAGTTTGTTCTTCGATGACAAGCTCGCCAAGTTCACCGACCTATCCGGCGTGCGCCTGCTTCGTTGCGGGGTGGACACGGTTCGGCAGCTCTACAACGGTCTGATCCGCCCCGAGATCATGGCGATCTTTGATGAGTCGGAAGACATTGTGGAGTTCGCTGGTTACCAGTGGGCCAAGGGCAGGGTAGGGCGCGATTCCGGTTACCAGTACCGTCTACAAAACGCAGACATGGGGCTGATCCTGTTGATCAAGAACCACAACGTGAAGCTCGAAAACATCGGTCCGCACCTCAAGATTGAAGTGTCTCCGCACGCCCTGGATGGCGCCGATCCGTCGATTCTGCAGGGCGTTTTGGATGACCTTGCCGCTGGTGTTCTGGCCGCCTGCGAGGTGAATCAGTGCGCCGTACACCTCGCACTCGATGTGCAGGGCTGGACGCCTTCTAGCGACCTCGTTGAGCGTATGCGCTGCCGTTCGCACCGGGTGCGTCAGATCACCGGCATAGACCGTATCGAATTCGACGGTAACGCCTCGGTATACGGGCGTGGTGAAACCTTCATGTTCGGCTCGGCCAACGGACTTCAGCTTTGCATCTACAACAAGACGCTCCAGGCCCGGAGCACGGACAAGCTCGACTACTGGGAAAACGTTTGGGCATCCCTCAACGGCGATCCTTTCGGCGATGGCGAACCCGCCTATAACCCGCTGGAAACGGTGTGGCGCATCGAGTTTCGCTTCCACCACTCGGTAGTACAGCAGTTCTCCGAAGGCTCCCGGATGGCCTCTGGTGAGGTAATCGGCTGCCGCACCTACTCGGGTCTTTGCCCGCATCTGCAAGGACTGTGGGAATACGCTTGCGACAGCTTCCGCCTGTTGTTGGATAACCCCAAGTGGTTCGATCCGTTCTGGTCGCTGATCACCCTGGATACCAAGGTGCAGGTAGAGGCCGATCCGCTCATTGAGCGCACGGAATACCGCCGCTACTACAAGACCGCTCAGGGCTTTTCCGGCAAGAACTGCGAGATGTTCCTGGGACAGTTCGCCAGCCTCATTGCACGGGAGCGCGTACCACCAAAAAAAGCCCTTGAGGTCGGGAGAACGCTTCCCTTCTGGCATGTGATTGAAGATCACTACACCGCCAAGGGCTACAGCACTCGCGACCTCGAACGTCACATCATCGGGCTCATCAACGACCGGTACTTGAAGCGGGGGTACGCGATCTAA